GGGAAGAAGATGGACTAAGTTATGTACAATGCTATAAACAAGAATTAGGTACATTCCCATTTGCTGGAAATGACGACTTAGTTGACGGTTTCTCTCAAGGTATTAAAAAGTCAGTAGGGCTACTTACTGGTATGGAGAAACCTACTAAAAATCCAATTCGCTTCTCGAGATACTCGAAATGGTGGCCTGAGATGGAAGCCGACTACAAATCGCTAAAGAGTGAAAAAGACAAACAAGACTTTATTAGAATGCATGGTGCTAATGAGAAATGGAAACCAAAGAGCGAAGGTGGCGAATATGGTGTTGTATAATATGAAGAAGGAGAGTAAACGATATGGATGTCGGTAATGTAAAAGATAGTAGAGTTATGTTATATTTAGGAACTACTAATGCTAAAGACTATGCAAACACAGCTGAAGAAACTGAGTTAGTTCAAGCATGGAATGCCAAGTATATGATAGCTAAGCAAGAGTTTAATTCTGGTCGTCTTAATGAAGCCGAGCTTTTAAAATGGCGTAATGCTTATCTTGGTAAGTTTATGAGATTAAATGCAGAAGGTAACGAAACTACAGTTCAAATGAAAGCTTTGAAAAAGATTGCCTATGAATTAGTTGAAAGTAAAGTTATATCTCTAATGCCTGGTCCTAAAATGAGTCCTAGATACTATGGAGATATCACAGTTGTAAATGCTACTGAAGCACTTATCAATCACGAGATTGATAAAATGTTGTCAGAAGAAGTTCACGATGAAAGTGAGCATTCCTGTTTAATTGATGGTACAACTTGGTTAAAAGTTGAGTGGGACCCATTTGATAATACTAATGAACGTAGCGGTATGCCGAAAGTTCTTAATTGTCCAGTGGATACTGTATTTCCTCAACCTGGTATAGCTGATTATAAAAAACTAGAGTATATTTTTGAGTCTAAAAAATTAACCTTAGCTACTATTATTGACTTGTATAATCGCCAAGTTACTCCAAATAATGGCACAGATTTAATTGATGTAATAGAAGTATACTATTTGAATAAAGATCGTGTAGTTGGGCATTTAGTATACACTGTAGATAACTTAACCGTATTAACTAATGATATTGAATGGGGCATGAGAAAACTTAGAACTTGTACTAAATGTAGTTCATCAGTAGGTGTTGCTCAAGAATGTCCAGTATGTGGTGGAACATCATTCCATTATATACCTGCTAAAAAAGAAATATTAACCGAAGACTTACACTATATTGAAAATAAATTTCGTAGTGGTGATAGCGACAAAAAAGAGAATGATGCGGAAACTGATAACGCAAACAAAATAATTCCTGCTGGTACTGAAATTCCTCATTATTTAGTTCGTCAGCTACCATTCGTTCCGAAAAGAACTATCAAAGTAGCAAGAGAGATTTATGGTATTTCTGAAGTTAAGTTATCATTAGAAGCGCAAGATAGTGTTAATAAATTATTAAATAAAGCTGAGATTAAATCAGCTAAATCTAAAACTTATGTAACTAAATTAAAAGATACTTACATTGATGATGCTGATGAAGAAATAACCTTTATTGAAATAGAGAGTGCACAAGAAGGTCAAGCAATCCAAGTTAAACAAGTCATGGCTGATATTATGGGTGAATTAACAATGGTTGGTGTATTATATGATAATGCTCGATCTACTCAAGGTATTAGTGATACTGATCAAGGTAAACCTGATCCAACTGCTATTTCTGGTAAAGCTAAAGAAGCTCAATTAACTGCTTCTGCACAAAGACAAAGTTCTTCTAAGACTCAACGAAATACAGCGTATGCTGGTGTATATGAGCTAATCTTTAAATACTTATTAGCTTATTCTGACGAAGAACGTTCATTCGTAGCATTAATGCCTGATGGAACGTACCGAGAAGAAGTATGGTCTAAGTATATGTTCTTAGCTGAAAATGAAAAAGGCCAAATGTATTATCGTGATGACTTTGCTTGGTCAGTAGATAGTGTAGCATATATTACTAAAGACCGTGAATTAATGTGGCAGATGATTGACCGTGACTTCTTAAATGGAACAACCGGTTCAGGAATTGACCCACAACGGGCATTATTATTGTATTGGCACATGAAAGACCAGCAAGGATATCCAACTGCTAAATTTGCTATTAAATTCTTAGAAGAAGCAGCTAGACATCTTCCAAGTCAGATTGAGCAAGCATTATTAAATAACCCAGAAGCTGTTGATTTAGCGTTATCATACATTCAAGATTTACAGAGTGGTAAGTTAGCACAAAATCAACCAGCAGGTGATGGTGGTGCTGGTGGTGCAAGAAACAATGCTGGTAAACCAGCCAATAATCAATCACATAGTCAACAACAAGGTGCCACTAATGCTAAACAAAAAGCTACAACGGAGGTACAGAAGACATGAAAATAAACGCAAATAATGATATTTCAATATATCGTGGAGAGACTGCAGCAATTGACTTTAAGATAAGTCAACGATCAGATTACTATGTACCATTTTTAGTGTCGAGCGAAAGAGTAAACCCAATGGTGTGTATCACTATTGGATCGACTCGTCGTGAAAGTAAGAATATTGTTAGTAAGCAGTTATGGTTAGATTTAACTAATTTACCTAAGTTTAGCCAAACAACTGTAAGTGATTTAGGTCAAATAAATAATACTGGTTTAACTACTGAGCAACTGAAAGCTATACTAGCTCCTTTAATAACAGTTGGTATTATGTATCAATTTACACTAAAGACTGAAGTAGAGGCGGGGAATTCACAATTACATTTTGCATATGAAGCAGTAAACAATATAGTATTAATTGATGAATATGATTTCATTGTAATTATGGCATTAGATGAAACTATTACTTTAGATATGACTAATAATGAATATTACTACCAAATTGAATTAATGGATACTGAATTAATGTTGCATCACTTATTAGCTATATTTGATGGTGATTATAGTACGGCTTTAAGAAAACGAATGCCTACTGATTTTCAAACTAAATATAATACGTCAATTGAGCAAAATCGATTGAATGCTATTAATGAATATTTAACCGAATGCATCACGTTAGTTACTAAAACGTTTCCTAATCACTGGGGTCATAGAATTTTAGACCCTGCAACTAGTACTGTAGCGAGAGTAAGTGCTATTCAACCACTTCAACCACCAAGAAGATTTATAGTGCAATCAATAGTGAAGTAGGTGATATAAATGAGTAAATTATATACAACTATAAAAACTGATTTAATTGACCCTGATTTAGAAGCTAAAATAGATTTAGATACTACGGCTGAACCAATACCTGCTACTGTTCCAAATGATTTATATGCTGCTATAATAACTAATACTCCAGAAGCTAGTGCCGAAGTTGGTCCCGATACTGAACCTCGCACTTTTAGTTATTCTGTGCCAAATAGACTATATACTCAGATAGTACCAGAAAAACCATCGATATTAGCAGAAGAGCGAATATTTGTATATGTACCTAAAGTAGCTTATAATAGCCCAGGTATTGCAAAATTTGCAATGAATCAATTTAATGTTATAGCAGGTGAAGTATCTATAAAATCTAGTTATTTAGCTGAAATGCTAGCTTCTAATTTACTTACACCTGATGTAATAGTAGTAGTTGCTCAACTTCCTACTATTGGACTACCTAATAGAATTTATCTAGTTCCTATAAATGCTGGTAGTTCTTCTGGTCATCTTTGGAATGATAATACACAAACTTGGACTTCATTAGGTACTATGGTATTAGATATGACTAATTATTATACTAAAGCTGAAGTTCAAGAATTAGTAAATACCACTATTGGAAATATGGAAGGCGATTTTGGTATGATACAAGTATCAAATACAGCACCAACTAGTCCTATGGTAAAACTATGGGCATATGTCAAGGAGGAAATATGACATGGATTTAAACAAGTTAACTAAAGCTCAATTAATTGAGAAAATTAAAACCGATCAAGAAACTAACGCTGGTAAATTAAAAACGTTGTATGAAGGTGTTAGGCAAAAAGATGAAAAGATATTAAGACTAGAAACTGATTTGACAACTGCTAAAAATAATGAGGTTGCTAAATTAGTAAAAGTAGAAGAATCAGTAAATAAAGAATTACAAGCTAAAGACTTAAGATTTGCGCAACTTGCTAAAGAGTACTCTCATGTAAATGCTGGTCTTGTTGGCAACGTTAAGATTGTTATGGGATTGAATGACCTTAATACTAAACAAAAAGAAGTATTAGATGATATACTTAAACTATATCAAAGTATATATATTGAGGAGGTAAAGAATAATGGCTGATAGAAATGTACAACTTAGAACAAAAAATGGTAGTATATGGGATGCATTGTTTCCTGAAACAACACTTGACCAAATAATTGGATCAACATTAGCTGGTAGAAATTTACTAGCCCTAGCTACACCCGCTGTAGACTCTTATGTGCAAGTAGAACCTGATGGTGATGTATCTTTTATAGCTAAAACATCTGTAGCTGATTTAATAGGCGCAGCTGTAATTGGTCATGGTCATTCTATTAGTGAAGTAAATATACCTCAAGTAGGTGGTACTTATAATGGACTAACTTTACAACAAGCTCTAGATGCTAAAGCTACTATATCAGGCGGTAAAGTCTTAGATGCTAATATCCCATTATATTTGTTTAGTGGTATGAAATTTAAACGGTTACTAACTGCAACTCAATCGCTAAATGATTTAGTTACAGAATATACTTTACCAGCTGATGCTAATAATCATAGTATGGAAGGTTACTGGTTTGAAGCAGTGCAAGATACTACAATCTCATTTACTTCTGCGTGTGAAGTTCTTGCTCCTGGTGATGAAGGAGACTACACTACTGGTATGGTTATTGAAGCTGGTGACTGGTTAATTTATAGAGGTTATAGTGGTACTAAATACCAATTTTCAATTGCTAATAATACTTATGGTTTAGCTGCAACCAATCATAGAGGTACTGCTAAAATATCGTTAGGCAGTATTACAAAGAGAGCTTTATTAAGTAATACTTCTAATGGCGAAAAAGTAATTGATGAAAAAGCTTTAAGAACGGTAATGAAAGATATCCATTATGGTACTACTAGCCCTGACCCTAATAGTGTTTCAGGTGATATTTGGATATATGGGTAGGTGATATAAATGGCAAATCAAAAAATTAAAGTTATTCAAGTAACCGGAATCAATATATTTGATACTTTATATCCAGAAATTAAAGTAGGCCAATTAAGACAGTCTGATAACCCAGCTAATGGGTTATCGACAGTCGCTGATTATATGTTAGATACTTTAATAGCGCCTACTTTAATTACTAAATGGTTAAAAGTAAATGCAAATGGTACAGCTAGTTATATAGAAGATGCTGCTATGATTGGTGATATTGGGGCAAATGAAGCGGTACATGGTCATAAAATAAGTGATATAACCGTGTCTGGTCCTACTAATTTAGAATCTATTTTAGATACTAAAGTACCGTTAGATGAATTTGGTAAAATAGTAGATAGTTACTTTCCAGAAGCAGTTAAAGGTGCGGTAAAATTTTTAGGTTTCTTTAATAGTAATATTACTACAAATACCGCATTTAATGCGGCGCTAGCTGCTAAAGGGTTTGCAGCAATGGATAGCACTAACTGGCAAAAGTATCAAGGTATGTTTATAGAAGCTACAGCATCTTTTCTAACGGTAACTGTTGGAGCTAATGATAAGTTTTGGTCTGGTGAAGACGCCCTGCTACCTACTAGTATGATAGTAGAAGCTGGAGACCAATTAGTATTTAATCAATATGCAAATAGTACTTTCCAATTTGCAGTACGTAATAATCAAATACAAGTAGCGAGTGCTGCTCATAGAGGTATTGTAACAGTTTCAGATCCTACTGGTAAACAATTAGCGACATTATCCACTATAGCTCAAGATGGAGATAAAGTAATCGATGAAGCATTCTTAAGAGAAGTTATGAAAGATATATTATATATTGTTCCGATAGCTTTTCCAGCTGATGTTCGTAGAGCTATCTCAACTATACCAACCGGCACCACTGCAGGTACAAATGGAGAGTATGTCTTTTGTTTTCAGGATAATAGAGTATATCTTTGTACTGGTGGAACATCACCTAACGTATCTTGGTCTAATATTGCTCCAGTTACTTTACCTGCTTCAGAAATAGATGGTTTCTCACCAGATAAATTATATCATAATACTGTTGCTAATAAATATTTAGTACCAACCTTTTATAGTAAGAATACACCACTTATAGAAAGTATACCTTTAGTAAACGACTTAGCATTTATTCAACAATAAGGAGGTCTATGTATGGCAATTAGACCAGCAATAATAAAAGTTAAAGATTTAGCAGCATGGATAGACATACATCCTGAAACTGAGCTTGCTCAGATTACAGACTGGTCAGCTATGCTATCAACTATATATGCAGCAATTGATAATGCGGCAGGTGTAACTGCTGTCTCTTTTAGTACGACTACAGGTATATTAACATTAGACCGTAGTGGTACTAATGCTGACTTAACTGTTAATCTTGATGGTAGATACCTATTGTCTGGAGGCGCTGCAGCCAAAGCCACTATACTTGCAACAGCTAGAACTATTACACTTAGTACAGGTGTCAGTGCTACAGCGACATCATTCGATGGTTCAGCAAATATAAGCATCCCTGTTAACAGTATAAGTGAAGCATACTTATCTTGGGGTGGGCGAAATCTTACTGCGTCATATGGGCCGATTGATGCTGCTATGGTTGGTGAACTAGGTGCGAATAGATTTGCATTTATGCCAGCCGGTGCTGTAACTGTTATGTATTCTCTTGATAGTGGCGAAACATGGATTGACTATGGAGCTACTGATGGAGAAAAAATAAACTTTTTAAATGGCATAGGTTCAACACTTAGGATAGGTAAGAATAGTACAGTCGGTGTTGATTACACAAATTTTAGATTAAGAGTAATGATTAGAACAGCAGGTGGTGTTGGTAATTTATACACCACATTAAATAAGTTTGTACTACTTATAAGCACTAATGGAAGTAGCGGTGTAACATGTACTATTGACGCAAGAACTCAACAAAACATGCTCGATTCTATTGACACATGGGTCACTTTTGCAAATGCAATATCTATTGCAGGATGGTCTGGGTACAACGTTATAAATACAAGTGGACTGACCACATTTGGTAACACTGCCGCTAGTCAATACGGAGAAATAAGATTTACATTTAGTAACACAGGTTACAGCGCATCTTATGCCGGACTACAGGTTATAAAGCTTCTAGGATTCGGTGGTGTTGGTTGGACCACACCTTCTAACCTTGCGAAGTTTGGAGATATGTATACTTACGACAGTTCTCAAAACACATTATTTCCAGCAGCAGTGCAAGGAACGCGACTCGTTTCAACTATTGCTACAGGCACAGCACCGCTAACAGTTACATCCACAACAGCTGTAAGTAATTTAAACGCAGACATGGTTGATGGTTTACATGCATCAGCTTTTGCTGCTGGTAATCATTTACATACAGGTGTTTATGAACCTGCTAATGCTAATATTCAAACGCATATAGGTTCAGCACACGCTCCTAGCAATGCTCAAAAGAATAGTGATATTACTA